TGCTGGAGGATGCCACAGGCATGCTCAAAGCCTGCGCCGGATTGACAGAATTTAATTCTGACCTGCCCGCCGATGCTGGATGATGCTGAGCATATGTTCAGAGACTGCAAATCGCTAAAAAGTATTCTGAAACAGGGCAGCAGAGCATGGGAATTCCAAGCACGGGTGTTGTAAATAGGCACTGGCTGGGAATGCTACATGTTCTCAGAAAAGGTGCATGGCGCTGATGTGCCTGCACTACACACCAGAAAGGAAGAGATGCTTTAAAAAAAGATGCAAGGGGCTTTGATAAATGTACATATTTTACAAAAATGCGATAAACCATGGAAAACGGGAAACAATCGCAAAAACACTCGAACGCATATCAGTGTGTAGAAGTCTTACCGACGCTGATTACTCTGCACTGCTGCATCTGACAAGGGTGAGATGGTACGGAGCATGACAATAAATAGAGAAAACCAAGGAGAATAGTGATGAGTGAAGTAAAATCAGGCGGCGTTATCCGCTACGCAAGAGCACGGTTGGGTGTTAGCCAGGAAAGTTTCTCACGGTGGCTATCTGACAAGATGGGCAAAGAAAGCGTCAGGGCAGACCTGATAAGCAAGTGGGAGCTCGGAGCACGAACTCCAAGGATGGCACCGCGACTAGCCTGCAGGGAAATCGCTGCACGCGCCGCACTGGAGCAGATCGGAGTGGTAGATATTACGGACGAAGATATTGCAATCATTGTGGACAGTCAGTCGTGATGGCTGCTGATTTTCCTTGTGTCCTTGCCGGTGTACTTATCGAGAGAGCGCAGTCCGCCGAATCCAAGCATACCAAGCAATACCTGCATGGTGATGGTTGTATCGATAACGGGAAATTCACTGGTATATTCGAAACAAACGGTTGCAATAAATCTGGCGATAGGCTCTATAATTGATACGTATGCAAGGGCTGCTGCGCAAACCCAGCCGGTGAAAGGCCTCCATCCGGCAATAAACCTGCTTGGATGGGCGGCCTCGACCTTGTTGATCTCCATCTGTCCGGTTAGGAGCGAATGCTCCAGCGTCTGCAAGTCTCGCTCAATCTTTGCAATCTCTTCTGGATCAACGATCTTCTTTCCTGTTATCGCTTCGCGCGCGCTTGTCAGTAGGCCGCCGACGCCGTCAAGGCTGAAATCTACAAGACCCATATCACACCACCCAGGCCCGATCCATCATTTCACGCACGCCGAGCGCGATAGCCTCGGCAATATCGCCATGACGACCTGACACCAGCCACTTTTCGGCCTCCGTGTTGTTGTCAATGAATAGCGGCTCAGGGATGAATGCTGGGCAGTTTGTCTTAGCTAAAAAGTAGTCTGGCTTCATGCCAGGCTCAGAACCGCCCCAGTAATAACCCTCATTCGCTCCCCTGTTCCGGTTGCCAAGATACATCGACATAACTCTGCTGATCTCTGCTGCCTGCACGCGCCGCAACTCACTTCCAGGGACGTACATAACCTCGCATCCAGCCGCTTTCCTGTTGGCTGCATTGAAATGGATGTCAAGCGCAAGGTCGAAGCTGCCTTTGTTGATTTTAGACACTTTCTCAGTGAGCGTCCCAGTCAGAATATTGACGCAGTGGCCATCAATCGTAAGTATTTCAGCCAGCGAACATACAACGCTGTTGGCCTCACTGTGCTCATTAATTCCGTACTTTTCGTTTATAGCACCGGTGGATCTATCATGGTGCCCTGGACATAATGCTATTTTCATAAATCCCCCCTTTCTCATTGCAAAAATTTCACCAGCGCATTAAATGCGATAGTAAGCAATGTAAAGACGCAAGTTGCATAAGCAAGCATTTTCGCCTGCTGCTTATCAAGGTCATGAATAGCCTCATCGCGTTCGTGCAGTGCTTTATGGATATCCTCTCTAATCCCGCTAATTGAGCCTGATAATTCGCCAATTGACGCATATAGCTGTTTTTGTATGAGTTCCTCCTTATCCATGTGCTTGGTAAGCGCGGAACTCTGAGTCTCCTGAGTCTTGATTATTGATGACAGACCAGCTTGCAATGTTGCGATATTGTTAGCAAGACTGTGATATCTGTTCCTCAGCTTGATTATCTCAGCACTATTAACTCTGGCGTTTGCCTCGACTGCAGACAGTCGCTCTGACTGGATCATCGCTTAAGCCAGAAGACTAGCGGCCACAAGCCAGCCATGAGTCCATCGAGAACCATTTCGCGGAGTGAGTTCTGTTCGCCACCGTAGCGCTGGATGTACTGGACTAGCTCGATGGTGATCCCTGCGAGCAGACCGCCCAAGATGAACCCGGCAAGGCTATACCATTCGCCGGCAAATAAGCCTACTACTGACGCGATGATTGCCCCAGCCGTGCCATATTGTGCATGCTCGATAGCTGTTGATTGTGTTTCTATGTGTTTGAATAACATATTTTCGTCTCCGTTGTCTTGATGTCGTTAAGATACCTTAATGGTCATTGTCTCAATTCAGCCCAGCTGCTTAGCGTGCCAGATGACAGCGTCACTGAATAAGTGGCACCATGAGGTATAACGCCGGATACGCTCGCTATTGATGATGACGCGTGCTGTATTGTTAACCCACCGACAGTCAGCAGCAAGTCAGCCGTACCTGATGCCACAACTGAGATGGCAATAGTATTCCCTGTCGTGTTGGTGTATGTCACACCAGCCGCGCGACTGGACATTAGATTCTGCCAATTCTGGCCAGCTCCGAGTGCAGTATTATCACTCGGAACAACACCAAGCTCCGGTGCGCCGGATGTCATTACCCGATTGCCTGTGCCTGTGACCGCCACGGCGACAAATAGACCGTTGCCGTATGTGATTGAGGTCCAGATATTATCAGCAGCCGGTACCCTTGACGTCCAGTTAACACCATCTGGAGATGTCATTACCCGATTGCCTGTGCCTGTGTTCGACACGGCGACAAATAGACCGTTGCCGTATGTGATTGAGGTCCAGATATTATAAGCAGCCGGTACCCTTGACGTCCAGTTAACACCATCTGGAGATGTCATTACCCTGTTTGTGCCATTGCCCGCCACGGCGACAAATAGACCGTTGCCGTATGTGATCGCGTTCCAGCTAAGATCAGCAGCCGGTGATTGTATCGTCCAGTTAATTCCGTCTGGAGATGTCATTACCCTGTTTGTGCCATTGCTCGCCACGGCGACAAACAGCCCGTTGCCGTATGTGACCGCTATCCAGCCATTATCAGCAGCCGATGATTGTATCGTCCAGTTAACACCATCTGGAGATGTCATTACCCGATTGCCTGTGCCTGTGACCGCCACGGCGACAAATAGACCGTTGCCGTATGTGACCGCTCTCCAGCTATTATCAGCAGCCGATGATTGTATCGTCCAGTTAATTCCGTCTGGAGATGTCATTACCCGATTGCCTGGGCCTGAATGCGACACGGCGACAAATAGACCGTTGCCGTATGTGACGCCAAACCATTGATTACCAAAACCCGCTACCCTTGACGTCCAGTTAACACCATCTGGAGACGTCATTACACCATTTATGCCTGAGTACGCCACGGCGACAAACAGCCCGTTGCCGTATGTGATCGCGCTCCAGTTATTATCAGCAGCCGACGATTGTATCGTCCAGTTAACACCATCTGGAGATGTCATTACCCGATTGCCTGTGCCTGTGTTCGACACGGCGACAAACAGCCCGTTGCCGTATGTGACGCCAAACCATTGATTATCAACAGCCGCTACCCTTGACGTCCAGTTGACACCATCTGGAGATGTCATTACCCGATTGCCTGTGCCTATGTACGCCACGGCGACAAACAGCCCGTTGCCGTATGTGATCGCGATCCAGCCATTATCAGCAGTAGATTCTCTTATCGTCCAATCGACTCCTGGAAGTACAATTCCAAGTTGCGCAACAGTTACAGCATGCGGGTTAGATGTGTTAGCTGTATGCGCATCAAGTACGGATCCATCTGTCCCAACGTCGCGCCCATCCACTGTGCCAGACACCGAAATATCTCCAACCACTGAAACGTCGGTCGGCATGAGATATGTATCACCAGCCTGAGGCACGTCAAGCGACGGCATAATTGGGTCTAATATTACGACTTCTTTCTGAGCCATTTCCAGCTCTCCTTATGTGACCAGATACGCGATACCGGCACGTGAATTAATGATGTTTATAACGCTGTATGGAGCTCCTGCCACTGTGCGGATCGTAAGCGGCACATTATATGCCGTACCTACAGAAGCTCTGACTGATATTGTTTTAGGTGTCGGAAGAGCATAGATACCGAGCGCGTCAATGGCCACCTTGACAGTCCCCCCTACCGATGTGGCTGACAGTGTACCACCGGACACTGCGTCTGTCGCATGCAGAGCTATGTCATATACTGATATTGCAGACAATCCCATTAGACTGTAATCCTTTGTAATACGCGCACAGCCCCACTAGTAACGTTCTGAACATCATCTGTTGCCGCGTTGGTTATGAACACGTCATAGACATAACTTCCGGGCGTTAGCGTGTCAGTAACAGCATCTTCCATCGATAAATCGAGGAACCCGTTAGCTCCACCCGTCGCCACGGTGAATGCTCCGTATAGCGTGCCTCCTGGCGCGTCCCTAAACTGAGCCGCGCCTGTATACCCCGTCAAATCTACCGTGTCGCCAAGTGAGCTTTTGATGATGAACCTGTGAAAAAAATCTGCTCCCTGCTTAATAATCAAATCTGCCATTTATCACGCTCCGAAGTTGGGTATGGAAACGGTCGCGCCGCTTTCAACCCGCAATGTAAAATCTATTGAGTGCCAATGTGTAGAGCCTTTTCTTACCGGATCACCGCGCTTTTCCAGTGTGCAAAAATAAAACTCGGTTGGCCGATTTTCATAATCCTGAAACCATGCGATAAGAATACCGTAGTCAAACGCTTCGAAAATACTCAAGATCGACTCAAGGTCTGAAGACTCACCTGAGTTTCTTAAATCATCTATATTGTCTATAGATATTGTGTATAGCTCACCCTTACGCATGACCCGCGTCTGCGAAATGCCGCTTGTTGCAGTCGAACGGTCTATTCTATCGTCCTTTTTGATCGCGAGCTTTGAGTATGCTTGATCAAGCTTTAGTTGGCCGACCTGCCCAGTACTAAACCAAGCTAGAGTTGTATCGTTCGGGACAGCGGTCGAAAAAACACCACTTGTCAATATTTCAGTGCCAGCCTGCCCCGGCCTTTTAATTTCTCCGCCTGAATAGATTCTTTTTGTCACGCCAGTCGCAATCGTCTGGCGCAGGCCAATAGCGAGCGTTAAGGCGTTGCGGCATGTCACTGACTTTGACGCTGCCGGGATGGCCTGCACAAGAGCAGGGGATATAGATACCTGCCCACCGGCTGAAACGTCGTTGATTCCGGTGGTCACAGTGTAGTTCGTTGTGTCGCCAGCCACATTGATCACGTTACCTGCAAAAATAGCTCCTTCTCCGGCTGCCGCAATGCCTATTGAAATCGACCCAGCCGCATAGCCTGCTGCATCTGTCGTTGAGCTGGTAGCAAGTCCAGCACCGGACACGTCAGCGATGCCATACGTGATCGTATAATAGTTTCCGTCGCCGTTGAATTTTATCCGCTTACCGGCTCTAAAGTGGCCTGTTCCAGTGTTGGCGAGTATTATTGTTTTGTCACCGATTGCATATCCTGCTGTGTCGGTTTTCGCGCCATCCGATGACCCGCCAATGGCGACCCACTCAATCAATCCGTTTCCAATAGGTGTTAAACCGCCGCTCATAATATACCTCTGCCAACGATAATATTAACACGCATCAGAACACCTGCGCAATGATCGCGCCTGTTCCGCCAAATTGCGGTGCGACCGGATACCAGCTCAATGATGTAGACACGCCGCCGCCGCTAATGTTGATGCGCGAAGGCTCATAAAGAAATGTCTGTGTTCCTGACGAATTTCGCTCGACAAGGATGCCGAGACTCCCGCCGCCGCCACCGCCACCTGACATTGAGTGGCCGTGACCAGAGTATCCAGCGACTGTGCCAGCCGTACCAATGCCGCCTGACAGGTCGACAGATGCCGCGCTTATATCTACACCACGAGCAATCAGCACGAGCCCAGCACCTCCGTTACCGCCTGATCCGCCGGTGACTGGCGTGCCGTAGATTGTTGCCACGCCGCCTGCGCCCCCGCCTGCGCCGCTCATCGATAACGGCAAGCCGGAAAATGATTGATGTGGGGCTGGGCCAGTCCCAAGCACGCGGATCAGGTCATTAGATGAATTTGTCACTGTTCCTCCGGCCCCACCCCATGCCAGCGGGACACCATTCTGAACAACATTGCCCCCATTACCACCAATTCCAATGAATCCCTTCTGACCATTGTGTCGTATGATAAATGAGCCCACCCAGATAAACCCGCCCGGATAATTAATTTGCATGTCTGGAACCATTGGAGCTCCACCAGCCGATCCGAACCCCGATCCGTTAATTGAGCATGTGCTCGTCCCTGTGATATCTCCTATGACTGTTGTACCGTCAGACGCTGCATATATCTCAGTGTGAGACGTGAGAGTAACCACATCATTAAGCATGATGTCGCCGCGAAAATAGTATTTTCCACTCAAGCTAACTGGTGCGTTCTGCGTTGCGGTGTATCCAAGACTGGTGCCTCCGGTTACTGTAAATTCAACCAGCGTGCCAAGGTCGATGCCGTTCTGATATGCAATTTCGCTATAACGATAGCCTGCAGCTGCGCTTTGATTGAAAAATGATGGCTTCTCAGGTTGCGAGATACAGCTAATCGCAGGCTTGCCGGTCTTGATGTTCCACGATATAGATTGGACCTCGAACGCCCGGCTTAAGTGCCCATCATATTTATGCCAGATGATAGTGCCGTCGGCGACAGTATCTCCACCCCATACTGGTGGCTCAGCAGCACCTGATATGCCAGCCTGCACGCACACGTAAACATCATTATCAAGTGTAAGGAGTCTGTCACCAAGTGATGAAATGAATGCCGTGTCGCCTGCGTGTTCAATAACCCAGTCACTAAGATGCGTGCTCCAATCTTTCCACGTAAGCATAATGTCTTGTATGCCAGTGTGATCAACTCCTACGATGTCGCCAACCTCGATACCATGGTGGCGAGGCATTAACTCAAAAGTGGCCAACACTGGCGGCGATGCATAGCGAGATTGCATGGCGTTGAAGACGCTGTAGATATTATTGACCGTTTCAGAGTTGGCAAGCAGGCCGTAAAACTCCCACTTTGTAAGTTTTCCGTCCTTGCCATGCCTTGCCTCTGCAACGGTGTCAGCAAAAACCGCATGGCGAGTGTAGTCCTTGGTGTCGCGAGGCGAAGGGTAGTAATCGACTTTCATGTACGGCGAAAATGCCTGCATATCGAGCTTGAGACTTTGCACACTTATAATATCGTCCTCAGTCAGCAGGACATTAACATCAGCACTGCTGATCCTGTTTGTGTGCACATCTATGGCAGGTGATGGAGTTCGATTCATCGCTTTGCAGCTGTACCTGCCGTCACCAAGCGTGCGGCCAAAACATCCTGCGCTAAGTAGGATGTGCTTCTCTATGAGTGTTTTCCCATCAATCCCAGAGCTAAAAACGAACTCTCGCTCAATGCCTGACTCCCGGGTTCCGTCGTAGCCCATAGTATGCAGTCCGACCGTCTCCCACGTAGTATAATCAATATCTAATGATGATGGCGTGTCGGAATAATCGAAACCAAGCCCCCAGTGCTCTGGCAAAATGTCGAAAGAATTAACCTCACCGTTGCCTGATGTCATGATTGTCATGCCGATATAGAAAGGGTTACCCTTGAGTACAGCTACCTCTCCAACATCGTCATTAAGACTATGTCCGGTTGCAGTCGTGCCGAACATTGCCCGGCCTGCTGCGGGCACGGTCAATGTGTTTGATGCCTTGCTTGTCCACATCATAATCTCTTTATCAATCTTAATGAATCCAACTGCAACGCCATCATTAAGCGTTGAATGAATGACAGGATTGGTGAAGTCTGCCGCATCGGCGAGTACAATAGATACGGCACCAGTCGCAGCAACATCGGCAGCTAAAATGCTTGTCTTCGGCAGAAACAGTTGCCTGCGCATTCTATGTAATATCGACTGAGCCGTGATTGAAACCGTCTCTTTGGCTATATCTCGCGACATGCTGCTGATATTCAGCGTGCGCACCTTTACCCTGTCAGCCCATGATCCGCCCCTAACAATGGCGTACAACTCAACGCGCTGGCGGCGAATAGATTGCCCTGTGTCCGCCTCCGCCCTGCGGATAACTGAGGAAAAGTTATTGTCCTTATCGAGGACTGAAAACTTGAGCGTGCCGATTGTTGAGTTGCCTATTTTCTCGTTGAACCTCTCCGTTACCGTGCTTATCGAATCATGGTTAAGATATGGCATGTACCGATGAGGGTATGGGAATGCGGGTATTTCGGATACATCGCACGTACCAATATATATATCGTCGTGCCCCTCAACGCCGTGTGATCCATCGGCCCATATTATCTCAACAACAAAAGCAGCATCGTAAGAGATGGAGTCGATTGCAGTTTGATATGCGACTGTAAAATTAATCATCCGGCAAGCACCTGCGCCTGAGCAGACTGGTTGTCAAAAAGAACTACGGATGAATTATTTATTTGGTCTTGCAGTCCTGGGATCACACCATCAGCCAAAAACGCCGCCATGTCGACAAAGGTTCCGTTCAGGTAGATGTTTGTCGCAGGCTTAGGGGCTTCATTTGCCGGCGGTGGCGGTGGCGGTGGAGCACTGATACCACTTGACCCCACAGACCCGCCTGAGCCTGATGGTAAAGACCCACCTCCCTTTGATGCCGATGCGACCGAGGCCATTCTAGCCAGACCACCAGCTATCGCCGAGGCAGCCGCAAGTGCAGCTCGAACCGGCGAATCGATAGTGGGGACCGTCATTTGAGACTCATATGCCTTCTGGGCAGACAAGGCAGTTGACACAACGATCTCGCCCATCGCGAATGCCTTTGATAAGGCTAGAGATTTCGCGCCGCCATGCTCAAGCAAGCTTCCCATTGATGCTAAACCTGAGGCGGCAAGATTGTAGTCGTCGTCGCGCCGCTTACGGTTAATGGCAAGCTCATCACTTGCTGTTTTTTGGCGGATTTTATTTATTTTATCTACGTGGATGCGCTCTGCTTCTTCGCGTGCCGCACGAATCTCAGACTCCAGCTCAGTCCCTTTTTCCGCCCAAAGTACCTTGTTTCCCATGAGGATTGATTCTTGCTCATTGATGCGCTCAAGGTCTCTGTCGAAAGCCGCAATGGCCAGGTCCTCTTCGGAAGACTGATCACCGCCAATACCCGAAACGATACCTCCTAAGTTGGATCTGGCATTATCCAGCGCGGCAGCATTAGAGTCCACCCTTCTTGCTTCAAACTCAGCTTTCAGCGCGGATTTTGCATCCTCGATGCGGCGCATGGCTTCAATTTCACTTAATCCGCTGCTAATAAGCAGTGATAATTGTGCATCAGCCGCTTCTACTTTTTTATTGTACGCCCGCTCGGCTAATTCGGCCTCTCCAAGCGAATACGCTTCGGCCTGTTCCTTGAGTCTGGCAAGTGCCTCTGTCGCACTGTCAAATGCGCGTGTGCGCATGTCAGCCTCTTGCCTGAATGCTGCGTCTTTCGACGCTATGTCCTTATCTCGCATCTCAGCCATTTTTTTATTGTGCGTGGATATAACCTCGTTCTCTGCGTCTTCAATCGCAACATACGAATCAATCTTACTCATTCCGCTTTTTACGAGGGCGACACGATGAGACTCAAGGATGGCCAGTGATTTTTTAAAGGATGACTCTTCACGCTGACTTGCATTAAGCCTCGCCTCAGCAGCCGCGTCATTAATCTTCTTGATTTCTGCTAATGCAGCTGTGCGTGCCTTGCTCTCGGCATCACCACCGCCACCTCCCGGTTTGGATTTTTCCACTTCCTTGTTTGATTCAATCCAACCGTTGTTTACCTTGATAATTTCGAATATTTGATCGGTGTATCTCGTACCCACATCCAGTGAAAAAAGACGCTCATACGTGTTTATAACATCATTACCAGACGCATCAAGTGCATAGAACGCTTTTTTTAACTCGCCCTCAGTGAGGAAGGTGAGTCCTGTATACAAGCCAGTTAGATGTTTACTAAGTACACTCACAGGTGCCGTAACCTTCTCAAGTGCGAATGCAACCGTATCCGCGAACGTTCCTATAAATAGCATGACATTCTCATACGACTCAAGGACATCTTTATTGTCGCGCACAATAGCCGTGGCCGCGTCATCAGATTTGCGCATCAATGCCGCGATTGCGCCAATGCCTATGGCGGCCCCACCGGCTACACCAGAGAACGCATCAGCAACGCCTGATCCTCCTATCGAAACACCAAGGTCTGTCCATGCTGTATTCAGCCTATTAAGATTGGCCTGGATGCTCCGTGACGCCGTATCGGCAGCACCGGAAAAGTCATCACGTATTACCTTTGTCAGACGTGGAAGAAGATCAGATGCAAGAACCTCACCGTTCTCCAGCATCTTGTTGAGTTCTGCCGTGCTTTTACCCATAGCCTTAGCTGCCATGCCGAACGCATTAACCAGGCGTTCGCCGAGCTGGCCCCTTAATTCCTCACTCTGGACGGTCCCCTTGCTGACCATCTGAGTATAGGCTTTCAACGTTCCGGACACCTCATCTACAGAGAGATGCAATGCCGTTGCGGACATCATTGTGGCCTCGAATAGATCTCGTGTTGCCTGCCCAGCCATGTCTGTACCGCGTGTTGATGCTGCGAGTTTGGCATAACTCTGCGTTACGCTGTAGAGTTCTACGCCGAGTTTGCCTGCTACGCCTCTTAAAAATTCAAATTCGGCGGCGGCGTTGCCGGTTGCGAATAACAACGTATCCATGGATTTCTCATATGCTATAGTGTCACGGATGCCCTTCGAGAAGGCTATGCCAAGCACAGCAAAACTGGTTGCCGCGCCAAGAGCAACAGGGCTGACAATTGTCAAGGCAGATGATAATGCACCAATCCGACCGGCGATAGGCCCAAGCGGCCCCTGCGCCACTGCTGCTGCACGCCCAATTGCCTGCAATGAGTTACCGAACGAATTAGTATGCTTTGTTGAATTTTTGCCAGCCACGCCAACGTCTTTGATCTTTTTATTGACGCGTTCAATGACGGGCGTCGCGGAATCATTCGCCTTGAAGGTGATTGCGACGTCTTTACTATTACCTGCCATGATGCCTCCTAGCCTCACTCGCTTCATGCTCATACTTCACTGACATAGCAATATCTATCAGATCGATAAGATGAGCCGGTTGGTCGAAATACCCACCTCCAGCTGGAAGGACACCCCGATCAACCCACATGGCCGCACTTAATACAGTGCTACACTCGCCAACATACACGACAGGACAGCAATCACTTTCTATGCCCTCTATCCACTCATTAGTCCCGTGGCATCCGCCATCGGGCATATTACCAGCGTTGGAGAGCGGGCAGCGAGAGCAGCTCTTCCCGGAATACCATGCGCTTGCTGCAAGTCTTACTTTTTTTTTCTTTCCTCAACAGCAGGCGACAGAAATAAGGCGTCAATAACCAGAGATGTTATTCGGCGGATCTGCTTCGCTGTATTGACATCAGAAACATCGGCCATCGTCGCAACATCAATTGGGTTGAATGCCTCGCCGTTAACGGACAACGTATCAACAACGTTATTGAGGACGTACACTGACATCGCATGAGCCTGTTTAGCGTTTGGCTTATCAACATACCTGTCGATCAAGCCGACCTGCATCCACTTCTGGAATGGCTTCAGCCCCATCTTTATATCATCATCTTCAATACTTACTGCGTCTGCTGGTAATAGTTTCACTTTTTTATCCGCCTTTAACTGAATGTTATTGTGAACTGGTCATCACTGGTCGATTCAAACAGCGTATAGGTGACATCAAGCGTATCTCGTTCGGCTCGCTCGCCATACGCGACTGACTGCCTGCGTGCCTGTGGAGCTGACACCGACACGATGTTACCGGCAGTCGCGCCGACAGTGGACGAAATAGAAGCGTTAGTACCACCTCTTAGCGCAGCCCATTCTGCCGCCGTAGCTACAGAATCTTTGCTGAATGTTATGGTAGGGTTGCGGTTAGAAACGGTGAACTCATGCAGGTTTACAATTTTGTGTTCCTGCACATCATTTCCCAAGTCAATTGAAAACGCGCCCACTCGGATAGCCAAGCCATCGCTAATTACGTCAGCGGACGACACGACCGATGGGGCTGTAGCATCGTATACCGCACCAGCCGGAACAGCGGCAACCACCGGAGCTGCATATACAGCCTGCATGCTTGCCGTTGCAGTGGGAGCCTCGCCTATGTTTTCAGTGATTGATATAGTGCCAACCGCACCAACAAACCGCCACAACAGGCCGTCTTTATAAGCATAAATAGTACACGACTTTTCTGTTGCAGTGGATGGCGCATAGGACACTATACCCGCGCCGACAGTTTCAAGCGTGCGGCAGGCTTGAATAATAGGGGACGATTCAGGAGCTGTACCAGCCGTGCCAGAGCCCTTTAACTCCCACACAATCTCAATCGACGCAGAAGCATCAGGATCAACAAGGTGAGGAAGGTTGCCCATCGTCTGCTTTACTACGGCCCTATCCACATTAGATTGGTTGACAGTTATAGCAAAAGACTTAACGCGCATGGCGTCCTGTGCGGCTGTCGGAACCGCATCTGTGCCTTTAGTTACTTCAAGTTTCGCCAGCAGGAGCCGGTCAAAAATAGTAGCCATCTCATTTCTCCTTATTTCGGCTTAGTGCCGGTCTTGTCTGTTTTTGTCTTCTCGATTGGTCTTGTTTCTTCTTTAGTCGCCATCACGCGGTTACCTCCGGGTTGTTCTCTGCGTATCTGTATAATACATCATAGCTGATTATCAGCGCAGCTACAGGTTCACGCCCGCCCGTCACCATCCTTTTTCGCCCTGTAAACACAACATTTGATGCGATACCACCAAGCGTAGGATCTGCCGAGATAGCCAGCTGAATTTCGAGCTGCATCTGATTGATAATAGCGTCAAAGTCGCCTGTTGTCGATGCTATTGCAGTAATATCTAATACCGCGTTAGCGGCTATCACGCGTGGGTAGCCAATGGAAGCATAATCGCCTGTTTCGTCGCCAACATCAACAGCCAGGCAAGGCAAAACACCACTTTCTAAAGCGTGGACACGACCGGAGAACACCCTTGCCCCCGTTGTGGTCAAACCGGTGACATCAGATACCACATTATCCCTTATCTGTGTAAGTAAATGACCCATGTTTACACCTTCTCCAAAACGAACTCAGTCATACCTATGCCGTCTGGTTGAACGCCAACAACCATGTATTGCACACCGCCAACAACAACCGAGTCACCATGCGCAGCACCGGCTGTATCCGAGCTTCGACACAGTATGCCGGGTGAAGATGATTCAGTGCCAAAATCACCCATCCTCGCCTCAAAGTATTCATTGTCGAACACAGCGTTTACGGGTAATCCATTGTACAGCACAGAATCTCCAAGGTCTTCAAGCAATACAAGCCTATCTTCGTCCGTTTCAATAGCCACTTACTTTGCCACTCGTTTACCAGTTGCTGCGTTCTT